CCGGCGTCCAGTTCGCCGTCGAAGAACATGAATGCCTCTTCGCCGGTGCCCAGATCAATCTATCCATCATGTACCGCACCGCCCCGTGGGCAATTTAGAGGAGATCCACCATGGCCATCTACCGCAAAAGCAACACCACCGTCTACGCCAAAATGCAGCCCGCCAAAGGCTCCGCCGCCACCGTCGCCGGAGACAACGCCGTCGATGTGCTCATGGAGAGCACCTTTGTCCAGCCCAAGGGCAACCTCATCGATCGCGGTCTGGTGCGGGGCGGCCGCTGGCCGAGCAAAAAAGCCGTCGGCGGCCGCTGGGGCGAAGGTCCCCTCAACCTCGAACTACGCGGAAGCGGCACCGCCGGCACTCAACCCGAATTCGGCCCGCTCCTCGAAACCCTTTTCGGCACCGCCACCGTCAACGCCGCCGGCACCGTCGCCGACGCCGCCGCCAGCACCACCGAATTCGACAGCGCCCTCGATCTCACCGTCGGCCAACTGATCCGTGTCGCCATCGGCAGCAGCTTTGAGGTCCGCCGCGTGGCCACCAAAACCGGCGAAGGCCCCTACACCTACACCGTCCACCGGGCGTTTTCCGCTGCGCCCGCCGATGAAGCCGTGATCGCCGCCGGGGTCACCTACCACCACCTCGGCAGCGAAACCGAAAGCTACCTGACCCTCGAACAGTTCCTCGACGGCGTCAAACTGCTCTGCACCGACGCCTGCGTCGAGAAGCTCGATATCGGCGTCACCGAAAAAGAAGTCATCAAAGGCACCTTTGCCCTGCGCTCCATCACCTGCGCCGAAAGCGCCGCCACCGACGGCCTGACCCCGACCTTTGACGACACCGACCCGCTCATCGGCACCAGTTGCAACCTGCTGCTCGATAGCGCCGCCCTCAACATGAAAAGCATGGAGCTGTCCCTCGCCACCCGCCGCGAGCGGGGCGGGATCAACTCCACCGGCATCAGCGATCTGCCCTTTTCGAGCAAATTTGACGCCACCTGTAAATTGTCGCCCTGGGTCGAAGACGACGCCGCCTTCACCGCCTTTTTCGCCGGAAGCCTGGCCGATATCGAAATGACCAAAGGCACCGCCGCCGGCAACATCCTGCACCTGTTGGTCGAGGATGTGCAGCGCGAAGGCCCCAGCATCGGCGACGACGATGGTGACTTTAGCTGGGACGATCCGCTGACCGTTACTGGTGGAATCGCGATAGGGTTTTTCTAGCGTCCACCCGGTCCACCACGTCCACCCCGTCCACCAAGTCCACGAAAGATTGAGCCATGAGTAAGTTTTTCAAAGCTCTCGGTTATCTGTTCCGCTACCCGCGGGGGTTCATCCGCGTCTGGCGCGAAAACTACCGCAAAATGAAAGGCGCCAATGGCCAGAGATAAAAAAATATCACTGATCATTAGCGCCAAAAATATGGCCAAGGGCGCCTTTGCCTCCATTAAAAAAGGGCTCGGCGGAATCGGCGCGATGGCTAAAAAGCTCTTTTCGCCCACCGGGCTGATCCTGGGCGGCATTGCCGGTTTTGGCCTCGGCAAGTTGGCTGGCTCGTTTATCGACACCGCCAGCAGTTTCGAGGGCCTCGAAGCCAGCCTCATCACCACCACCGGCTCCTTGGCCAAGGCCCGCGAAGCCATCGCTTTTGCCAACAAAGAAGCCGCCGCCTCTCCCTATACGGTGCTCGAATACGGCGAAGCAATCCGCACTCTCTCGGCCTATGGCGTCGACTACACCAAAGTCATGAAGACCGTAGGCGACACCTCCGCCGCCATGAACAAGCCCTTGAGCCAGGCCGTCGAAGCCCTGGCCGATGCCCTCCAGGGGGAGGGCGAACGCCTCAAGGAATTCGGCATCAAGCAGAAAATCGCCGGCGACCAGATCACCTACACATGGGTGGACGCCATGGGGCAGGTGCGCGAAAGCGTTGCCAAAAACAGCCCCGAGATCATCCAGCAAACCCTGCTCGCGATCTGGAACGAGAAGTACAAGGGCGGGATGGATCAATTTGCGTCAACCTGGAAGGGGCTAACCTCCACTGCCACGAGTCTATGGGACGAGTTCAAGCTGGCGATCATGAACAGTGGCGCGTTCGAGCTGCTGAAAAAAAGTCTCCAGGTGATTATCGAAAAGATCAACGAAGCCAAGGCCGCCGGTGATTTCCAGAAATGGGCGGATACTGCCGGTCAAGCTATATTTGACGTTGGCAAGGCCATTATAACAGTATTGCCCAAAGCCCTTCTCGTGGTGCTGGAGATCATCAGCAAGATTTCGATGGGTATCCGCGGATGGCAGATGCTGATCAGCGAAGTAAAAATCGCCTGGTATGCCGTTGCTAGATTTATGCAGGACGGTTTGCTGAATTTCGGCAAGGTTATGGCAGTCCTCCTCGACAAGATGAATATAAACGGCATGTTTGACGATCAGATCCGGGGCCTGGTGGATTTTGTCGGTAGTCAACGACAAGTGATGAATCAATTGGATAAAGATCGTGATACTGAGATACTGAAACAACAACAGGTTATTGACGGCTATACAAAAGAACAGCAGGAGATAGAAGGATATAAAAAAAAGGTCGAAGAAATGCAGGGTGCCTTTGACAACTTTGTATCCTCAGTCACCGAAGTAGTGGAAGAACAGAAAAAAATGGGGCCCGCAGCGAAAGAAGGAGTGGGGCAAGCGACAGATGAAGTAGAAAAATATATCATCGCTCTCAAGCGCGCCAAAGCCGCCCAGCAGGAGCTAAGCGATTTCAGAGGCAGCAACTTCGGCGGAAATATCAGCGACCTGGAGCGCAAGCTCTCCGACGCGGAGCGCACTGAATAAAGAAGGGGAAACAATGTTTCGATTTTTCCAGACCATGACCATGGTCCTTGGTTTAACAAAGGCCAACAAAATAAAAACAACCTATTTGTTGACAAAAGAAACGCTGGAAAACGGGGTGGTTGTCTACACACTTGACCAGCATGAAGCCGGGCGTTTTCTTTTTTTGCCCTTCGCTTCCACAAGACTGGTCAAGCGCACGTTTTCCCCCGCCGAAGCGCAGCAGTGGGCAGAAATGTTTACCATTGAAATCGAGGACTTTGACGCCGAATGATCCCCGCCGACTTCAAGGTAGAAATCGAAGACGCCGCCCTCGCCTGGCAAGACGTCACCGAAAAACTCCGCTCCTGCACCGACGGCACCAGCGGAGAGTCACAGGTGATCCCCACGGTTGCCCTCACCTTTGCCGCCGATGTCGACGCCGAATTCGTCACCTTGCTCAACCCGCAACTCAACCGGAGCCGGGCACGCATCCGCGTCACCGACGGCGATCTGGTCAGCTACTATCTGCTCGAAAAACAATCCGGCAACGTAGTCAAAAACCACCGCTACCCCACCGTCTCCGGCCGGGCCTACGCCGGGGTACTCGACAACTGGCGCCCCGTCTCCCACGATTGGCCGATGGACATGGCCTCCAGCGCCATCGCCGCCCAGGTCGCCCACCAGGACATCACCAACCAGAGCGGCGCCACCGTCGGAGTCATCTGGCAGGCCACCCTTGATCCGACCATCCCCGGCGGGCGTTACACGGTCAGCAAAAAACGCCGCCGCGACATCATCAACGAAATTGCCGAAGCCTGTGCCGCCTGTGTCCGCACCAGCGCCGACGGACTCAGCCTTGAAGTCTACGACCGCCCAACCCGCGCCCTCACCGAGAGCGCCAGCCGCGCCTACACCAACGCCTTGTCCCTCAATTACGATTTCGACCGGGTAGACGACCCCGCCAACGCCATCCGCGTGCAGGGCGAAGTCATCGACTACACCCGCCCGACCCTGCCCGTTATCAAAGTGCAAGTCATCCCCGGGGCCATCGACGCCGACGGCGAAGCCATCGCCACCGCCCGGGCCCAGGTGTTTGACTCTACGGGCCGGCCGGTGCAGCACAAGGCCCTGTGCGACGAAGCCATCACCGCCGGCAGCTATACCGAAATTCCCGTTTCCGGTTGTTTCAGCGTGCAAGGCGTCTGGCTCAACTCCGGCACGCAGGAAGCCCCGGTAAAGGGCGCCAAACTCACGCCGAGCACCGTCACTGCCTCGCTCATCACCGTGCCGACCCAGGCTACCCAACTATTTATCGTCAGTTATACCCAGGCGGAGCAGGTGTCCTGGTCCAGCGCCCTGGTCACCAACGAAATCA